GTTCGACGGTGCGACGAGCACCAAGGGCGCGCGTGATGCTGCGGCATTCATACAGACTCAGATTGAGGCGACCATTGCGGGTGCCTCGTTCGTTGACCGCTCGTCCAGCGGGGGAACGGTCCTAGCTACCAAGACTTGGGATGCCGGTACGGACAAGTGGGCCGCACTCTCTGAGGTTGCGGTCAGCGTGGGCGCTGAACTGTTCTGCGACGCATACGGCACGTTCGTACTCACTGACATCCCGTCGGTCAAGACCTCATCGCCCACGGTCGTTTGGGACGTGTCTGCGGGTGAGTCTGGCGTGATGGTGTCGGCTGAGCAGTCGCTTACGAGCGACGAGGTTTTCAACCGGGTCACGGTGGTTGGCGAGAATGCTGAGGACAACAAGCCCCCGGTTTCGGCAACGATCTCGATCACGGATAGTCAGGATCCCCTGAGGTACGGGGGCCCGTTCGGCAAGGTTGAGAAGCGGGTTTCGTCCAGCCTCGTCACGACCACGAGTCAGGCAAGCGCCATGGCTCTTGCGCTACTCCGTAAGACGCGTGCACCTAACCGGTCTGTCTCGCTGTCTGCGATTCCCAACCCTGCGCTAGATGCGGGGGATTGGATCCGCGTGGACTACGGTCCGGGGATCCTGCCTGAGCTTCACCTTGTGAACTCCTTTGAGGTTCCGCTCTCGTCCGATGGGGGAGCGTTCAATATCGACACCATCGGCGGACGGGACGAGGAGCAAACGTAATGGCCGGTGTTGACAAGCTACTTGGGGCAGCCGTTCAGTCTGTGAAGACTTCCGGGCTGCTTGAGTCCATGGCTCGCATGGGGGTTGTCTCGGCGGTCAACTCCGATGGCACGGTTGATGTTTCGCGTGCTGCGGACGTGTTCCCCTCTGTGAGGCTCCTGACTGGCTACGTGAGCCCCGCTGTGGGTGACACGGTGCAGATGCTTAAGACCATGGGCGGTTGGGTCTGTGTGGGCGCGTATCAGGCTTCTACGCCTGCGCCTCAGTGGGTCTCTGCCTCGCTCGTGAGCGGCTACACGAACAGCGGGAACAGCAACGGGACCGTTCAGTACCGGCGGATTGTCGACCACGGCTCAACGTTCATTGAGTGGTGCGGCGGCATGTCGTGGGCTACCTCCGGAAGCCCCCCGAACGGTGGTCAGTTCTTCACCATGCCTTCCGGCTTCCGTCCGCTGTCCAAGCGCTCTGTCTCGGCGGCTGCCGGTGGTGTCGCCACAAAGATTGATTTCAATACTGACGGTGGTTGCGTGATTATCCCGCCTACCGGCGTGACTACGTGGTGCAGCGTCAACGGCGTGCGCTACCGCATTGACTAAGGAGAACGCCAGTGCCTCTAACTGACTCGTACGGGCAGAATGTCACGTACCCGACGCTGACCGATAAGCCCAACGCTCAGTCTCTCGCTGAGGGGCTAGTTACCAACATGGTTCCCAAGTTGGTCATGACGTTCCCCTCTGCGGTGACCCGTGGTGCGACTATCAGCAAGCCCACTGAGGGCATGGTGACTTGGCTCAAGGACGTTAACCGGCTTGAGGTCTATGACGGTTCCGCTTGGGTGTCGTTCGCTTCCGGTACGAACACTTGGAAGACGGTTACTCTGGCGTCCGGTTGGGCGCACGACGGTAACTCGCAGGGGACCTTTCAGTATCGAGTGGTGAACCTCTTTGGGGAAGACACCATCATGTTCCGGGGCGGCATCTCCCGTGCCTCGTACCCGACTACCATCCCGTCTTACTTCGAGCTGAACACGACGGTTCTACCGTCCAGCGCTCGCCCCTCGTCCCTGCGGACTATCTCTGTCCCTTGCTCGGATGCGGGCTCTACGCGTATCTCGCTCAAGTTGGACGTCACTACCTCCGGGTTCCTGCGTCTGTACGGCATTAGCCGTCCGAACGATCTCCCTCAGTGGACCGGCTTTAACGGGTGCTTCACGTCGCTGTAGGCACCCCTCAACTACTGAATTCAGTATCTGACTTCCCCTCGTCCGGTAGGGCACGACCGGGCGGGGGGTTCTTCTTGCTCGAAAGGAGCTACCCATATGAGCACCACGTGGGTTACGGGCGCTGAGCGTCTAGGTAGCGGCAGCATTGGCGGGGCTATGGACAGCCCCAACCGTCCGGCGCGTGTGGTCTGGCACACCACGGAGAGCGGAGCGGGCAACGCTGCGTTCAACTCCGTTGGGAAGTACCTGACTTCCATCGGCGCTGAGCCGCACTTCCTGTACGACCCGACCACGGACCGGCTAGGGCAGTACGGTCCGCTTGACCAGTCTGCGCGAGCCCTCAAGAACGATGGCAGCACTCGTACGAACCGTACGGGTCGCGCGTGCATTCAGATTGAGGTCTTGGGCCGGGCGGCTACTCCGTTCACGGGGTATTGGCGTCCGGGGAAGAACTTCAAGGCGCTTATGTCGGCTATCCGTTCGTGGGGTATCCCGGACGTGTTCCCCATGGGTACTCCGGCTAAGACGGCCGGTGCGACCAAGCGTGACCGGAACGTGTGGCTGACCGAGGGTGGTCACTACGGGCACTGCAACGTGCCTGGTAACGACCACTGGGACCCGGGCGCTATCAGCACCAAGGTTCTGTTTGCTGCGGCCCCTAAGGGCTCCACGTCGGCGCCTAAGCCTGCGAGCGTCCCTACTGTGAGCCTCGCTAACGTGGTTGCTGCGTCCAAGAGCGACCCTAAGGCGGCTCAGGGCAAGGCTCTGCATGCTGCTGACGTGAAGCCGGTTGAGGCGGCTCTCAAGGCTGAGGGGCTGCTCTCGGCTAAGTACGCGTCCGATGGCTCGTTCGGCACGACCACGGTTACCGCGTACGCCGCTTGGCAGCGAAAGCTAGGTTTCACCGGCAAGGATGCTGACGGCATTCCCGGCAAGTCGACGCTTGCCAAGCTTGGTGCTAAGCACGGGTTCAAGGTGAAGTAATGAGCGAGCGTGACCCCTTGGGCGGTGTGACTATCGGCGCCCGGGAAATCTATGACGAGCTTGTTGGTATGCGTGGGGACGTTCGTGACCTCACGCACGCTAGCGAGATGGTCAGCCGGAAGCTTGAGGATCACGAGGAGCGTCTACGGACGCTTGAGCGTTGGAAGTACGCACTTCCTACGGCTGCTGTGTCTGGCTTGCTCGCTGCGGGGGTCACTCTCGCTCGTGCTGCCGGTGCTCTGTAACTCTCTGTAGACCAAAATTTATGCCGGCGGTCTACGCAACGTAACGAATTGAAGGGACGCATTACCTATGTCGTTTGTCAAGGATCATGCCGCGCGGTTCTACGCGGTGCTTGTGGCGCTCGTCGCCCTAGCGGCGCACTTTGTGCCCGACCTACCGTCTGAGCTAATCCTTGCCGTTGCTGCGGCTCTGCTCGGTCTTGGTGAAGGTGTGCAGCGTCTTGAGGACGCTAAGACCGTTGCTGCGTTCCTGTACGCCGAGGGCAAGCACCGGAAGTAAGGAAGCTCTTGCGCTCCCGTAGGTAGGTAGGACTTATCTACGGGAGGTTGCTTTGAAGTTCCCGCACATTGCCTTTATCGGCAAGGCTCGTTCCGGCAAGGACACAGCGGCCGGTTTCCTCGTCCGGCATGCCGCGTATACGCGTGTCGCATTCGCTGACCCGCTCAAGGAAATGGCGCTCCGCATGGATCCGCTCATTCCTACGGCGTACGACCGGGGTTACCGGCTCTCTGTCCGGCTTTCTCGCCTCGTCACGGACGTTGGTTGGGAATACGCCAAGGACAACTATCCGGAGGTTCGCAGGATCCTTCAGACGGCCGGTCAGGCGGTCCGGCATCACGACGAGGGCTTTTGGGTCAGCGTCGCTATGGACCGGGTGGCCGTTGCCGACGCTTGGAACCTGCCGGTTGTCGTGACTGACTGCCGGTACCCGAACGAGGCCAAGGCGCTACAGGCGCGAGGGTTCAAGCTCGTACGCATCCTGCGTCCGGCCCTCGTCTCTGCGGACACTCACGAGAGTGAGACGGCGCTTGATGACTTCCCGACGGACCTCACCATCACGAACGGCGGTACCCCCGCTGATCTGCGCGAGGAGCTACGCGCTTACCTGTTGAGCTAGCTCGTGAGCCCCCTTGGCCTATCCGGCTGAGGGGGCTTTTTGCGTTGAGGCAGCTTCTGAATTCAGTAGTTGGCTTGCGCGGTCCGTGCGGCGTGTGTACTGTCTTCCTTGTCAGCACGACGGCGAACGAACGAGGGGGAACCCAATGAGCAGCATCACGGTTCAGGAGATCGCGGAGCTTGGTCACACCTTTGCGGCGGTCCGCAATGGCAAGGTGATCCACGTCAAGCGCGCCGACAACAACAAGACGGTCTGCGGCAAGGTGACCACGGGGGACGTGCTCCGGTCGGACGCCACGGACGCGAACATCTGCGTTGCCTGCCGCATCGTCATCCAGAAGGGTCAAGAGTCTCAGGTTGAGTTGACTGAGGTTGATGCAGCCGGTATCGTGTCCAACCTCATGGAAAGCCTCACTAAGGGGCAGACCGAGACCGAGGGGAACACGGAAATGGCTGAGACCAAGAGCACGGACAAGCACGCCGAGACGGTTGAGCAGATCAGCGCGAACATCGAGCGCGCCGGTTCGCTCGCTGAGGCTGAGAACACGGACGGGCTTGAGGAGCTTGGTAAGGAGACTGAGACCCTGATCTCTGGTCTTCCGACGCGCGGCAAGACTCCGGCGGGTGACAAGACGTGGGCTCAGTTCAAGCAGGAGTCTCGGAACGCGTTCCGTGACGCTGCCACGGTCGCCGAGAAGCCCAAGGCCGCTGAGGTGGTTGTCCTTGAGACCACTGAGGACTACCGCGAGGTTGAGGGCATGGATGCTCTCATTGACGAGGGCGCGGGGGTCATCTCGGAGGGTGTCACCCTTCACCTCAAGGCTTCTCAGACGGCGTACAACCTCGGTCGCAAGCTCCTTGACGTTCGCCTCAAGCTCAAGGTCAAGGGTGCCCCGGACCTCAAGGCCAAGTCTCAGGCGTATCGCGACGCGTCCGGCGCCCTCAAGGCAAAGGCAATCATGCAGCTCCGTGAGGGGGGCGTTGACGAGTTTGACGCTCAGGAAGCTGCTGAGAAGCTGTGGAAGTCCATGAACAACCAGACGGGCGACGTGCTCGCGGACTACGCCAAGGAGCTTGACGGCGTGCGGCGCGCTGACTTTGACAGCCTCTTCACTGAGGTTGCCAAGGCTCACCCGGCGCTTGAGCCGTCTGAGGCCGTGTCCGCGTACTACGGCATTGACCTCGTCGGCCCCCGCGAAAAGGCCCGTCTCAAGGCCAAGGCAAAGGCTGAGCTTGCCGCTAAGGCTCAGGCGGCCCTTGAGGCCGGGAAGACGGACGAGGCCGAGGAGCTTGAGCACGAGGCTGAGGCACTGGACGGCAAGAAGGAACTCACCCTTGCCGAGAAGGTTGCCGCTGAGGGCAAGAAGCTGACCAAGGCCGTGAAGGTGCTGGACGAGGTTGAGCCGGACGAGCTGACCGACGAGGAGCGCAAGGCGGCGCGCGATCAGTACAACGCGCTGCGGGATCAGCTCAAGGCTCTCGCGGACAAGTTCGACCTGTAGGCAGTTGCTGAATTCAGGAACTGAGAGACCCCCTACCAAGCCCCCAGCAAGGTAGGGGGTCTCTCCCTTTGGTCCCACTGTCTCTAGAGC